ATGTCTTGTAACTCCTCCTTAACTGCTGCTCTTACTTCTTCTCGTATGATTTTACGTAATTGATCGAGTTTCATATATATAAATAGTTAGGTTATGGAAGTTGATTTTCAATTCTAAATTTTATTTCATCTATTAGTACTTTTGTTGAGGAGCTAAAAGAGGATTCCCCTTTCAGTACTATAACTCCTGTTATATCTTTAACTGCAGCATATCTTTTTGGTGCAGGTAGGTTAGGTTGTTTATCTTCTAATATTACTATAACGTAATTATTACCGCTTTTTGATCTGTATACCGTGTCTCCTTCTTCTATTACAGGTGGTTGTTCACCTATCAATTTTAAGAATTTATTTCTTTGTTCTGGAGGTAATTTATTAACGCAACCTTCTAAACTAACATCAATAGAATTTAGCTTTTGTTTTACTGGTTGAATAAAAACGGTAGCATTTTGAGTCAATTCTTTAATTGCCGATTGATCTTTCTCTAGCATATCTACAAATTGACAGGATAATGAAAGCAGTTGAGCAAACTTATTAGTTACTTTGACCGGTAATGAAAATATAACTCCTCCAGTTGGTGGTGGAACACCTACAGTAGTTAATATAGCTAGTTGCTCTAATACGGTAACCGTAACCTTTGCAGATTTGATAGGAGGATCTAAACTTTCAGCAGTTTGCTTTATAGGTTCTATCTTGTTTTCAAAATTCTCTATAACTTGTACAAGATTATCTCTTATGGCTAATATCTTTTCTAACTCTTCTACCGGTGGGCAGACGTCTCCGCTTAACTGTTCTGTAATTTTATTTACTTGCTCCATTACTTTACCTATAACAAAAGCTCTTGCTTTTCCTACTTGCTGGGCAATCCATGCGGATAATTGAGATGCTGGTATACTACAGGGCATTATTCAGTAAATACTTTTTTAGATTTTAAATTAGATATACCTCCAGGGTTTAACTGAGATTTAAGGTTATCTTTTATTTGCTTGAGAGCTGAAGAACCTACGTCGATAAGTCCTGGTAGGGGATCTCCTTTAATAGTTTTAGCTTTAGACATACCGGTTGTTATTTCTATTAATACATCTAATACATCAGAGAGGTAAGTTTCCATTCTATGCCCTAATACTACAGGTTGTTTAACTTTAGAACCTGCTACTCTAGCGCCAACTCCTAGAAATATGGCTTCTCCGTCTAAACATATGTACTTGTGAGCGTCAAAATTTAAAGTGTTAGCGTTCAACCCTACTGATTCAGCAGCTGATATAAGAGCACTTTCGTTTTTAGCATTAAAAAATAATCTTCCTCCATTAATTATAACCTGACTGCCTTTATAGTCTTGGGCTGTTGCTGGTTTTTTATCGTAAGTAACTCTTTTAAAGTTAGCCTGAACTAGTTTAGAAGAGTGATCTGAAAGTAAGTATATTGAAGATGCATCCTCGTTTACATCTTCGACTATAGGTGTAAAGCTATTATCTATTAACTTCTGACCGTTACTTATAAGTGTAAGGGGCTTTCCTTGATTAGAATCATCTGTAAATGTATTGCTCTGTGCTTTATATCCACCCATTCTAATGGACTGTCCTTGTCTACCGTCTAATATAATGTCACCGGGGAAAGGTTGAAGTGGATTAATATCAACTCCTTCTTCTATATCTTCTCCTAATTCCAAGGTATCTCCTACAGGGTAACCGCTATGGTTTGGATGATTCCACATAGATACTATAGTAGTGTAGTAGGTTCTAGAGTTATTAGCTGAGCTACGTATTGACGGTGCTGGCGCTTTTAATAGTAGTACTATTTCGTTAACTAGGGGAAGAGTTCTAAATGTAGAGGTTAAAGGGTAAGCTTCTTTAAGAGCCTCTATACCTTTATCTGAATCATCAGTATTGTCAGAAAGCTTAGAATATTTTATTACACCGACTGCTTCTGAACTACCGTACTTAACGTACTCTGGATCTGTATTATCCAGTATTACTTTTTTAACTCTAGCAGGTATAAAAGACCTTAAGTCGGTATTGGTAGTATCACTACTGCCCCTAGCTAAAGGTTGAGTATTTAAATTGTAGTTTGCAGGCATTACTCTTGTTCTTCTTCTGGTTTTTCTATCTCTTCTATTTGATTTTCTATTGCTTCTTGCTCATCTAGTAAGTCTTGAAGATCAGAAAAGTCGAATTCACCTGATTCACCTTTAGCGGCCGCTGTTTCTATACGTTGTATTACCGTCGCTAATTTAATCAAATGTTCATCATTCTTTACTCCTATCTCCATATACTCCTTAATCATAGGTACAATAAGAGTGGCATCTCCTATATTCTCTATAAGAGGTTTTAACTCTCCAATCAATGCTTTTACTTGACCTTTCGTTTCTTTTGAATTGTCATATATCTCGCCAAATAGATCAGATAGAGTTTTACCTTTGAATATTTCTTTATCTAAACTCATATCTATTTTATTTATAAATAGATTTAAGGTAAGTTATTCTTAATAAATCCTTTTTCGTATAAAGTATTATAGTCTTTATAGAACTCTTGCTTTAACACGTTTACTACTTTAGTTAAATGAGGAGTTTCACAGTCAGTCATTTCTCTTATGTAGATATAGAGAGCTTTCTTTTTAAATATTTCTAAATCGTGTCTGGTTTTAAATACTGTTAAAACAGCGTCAGCTATCTTTTTTTCGCTTTCTTTTATAAAGATCTCGTCTAACTTGAGATACATATCTTCTATGAATAGATCTAGAAACTGGCTTAATGTAATACCTACCTCATTATCTAGAGAGAGGTTATTTTTAAAGCTCTGAGGAGCTTCGTCCATCGAACCTATTTGTTTAAGTTTTTTATAATTTTTATTATTATAGTTAATCAACCACCTTTTAACTATAGTACCGTAGTAAGAATATGCTTTAGCTCCATTAGTAGGATCAAATTTATCCATTTTTTCCTCATATAACATTGACACTATTTCATGTTTTAAATCTTCAATCTTGTCAACATCGGTATAGTAGAACTTAAAAGTATGTATAATATTCTCTGCTAGCTTATAGAAAGGGTAGTAAATATGTTCAGTAAAGATGTGGTTTCTGTAGTCCTTGTCGTCTGAAAGGTTATATTTTACTATGTATTCTTCTGTTTCTTTTGTAAAGTAGTTAGCTTTACTCTTCTTTCTTGCCATAATTTTCGGGGAGCATATATCGATTTAAGTCTTTTTGTATAGTTTTAATCTCTTTAAAGAAAAAACCGACCTCGTCATCTGATTGAAAGACCCCTCGTTCATCAAGCTTATTGAGTTTTTTGTTAGATTCATTTATTATATTTGAAATATTTTGAAGATATTTAGTTTGATCTATAGTCACATCTTCATATTTTTCTACTTTTATCATAAGGTTACTTACAATATAGGCTAAAAAAAGTATAATAGCAACTAATATTCCGGAAATTATGTAGAAGTATGTGGGATTAATGTCCATTTATAGGTTTTTTAACATATTAGATAGTCCTTGCGATGATTTTACGCTTCGTCCTGTTGAGGAAGTGGTCTTAGGTCGTTTAGGAGCTGAAGATCCACCGTTTCTTTTCCAGATATCATACTCTACTTTAGAGGCTAAGAAGTCTGCTGAGTGTAAAACTGATATAATAGAGGTTTTTTGTCTAGAAGATTCCATATTACTAAAAAAATATGCTTCATTTGCTTTATCAAACACTCCGTCATGACATCTAATAGCTAGGAATTCATTTTTAGAAACTTTAATCCCAAATTTCTGAAGTATAAATAGAGATCTATCAGGTATGAGCATAAAGTCTAAGTCTGGGTTGTAAGTATACATCTCTGAAAGCTTATCTTGCCTCCATTTATCAGTTTGAGGTATGTAGTTAGGTGAGTCCCCGTCACCCATCTTACCTAGATCGTGAAATAATGCTGAGAATACTAGTTCTTCTTCTGAATAATCAATAGTTCCACCCATCTCTTTATAGAGTCTGTGTTGTTTAATAGCATAATTTACTACCCTGTTGACATGATCCACATACCCACCCGCAAAAGCATTATGGTACCATGACTTACCGCTAGCAGGAGCCATAACATAGTTATCCTCCATGTGCTTAATCATAGCTACCACTGAATCCTTTCGGTCTGTGATGCATGAGTCAATGATTTCAAGGTGCGTTAAGTAGTTTTCCTGGATCTTTTCAGCATTTAACATATTAGTCTTGTGTTTCTGTGTTTAATAAGGTAACTATCTGTGAACAGATGTATTTTATCTTATCTAATTCTTTATAAGAGTTATCTCTTTCGTTTCTTCCTATATGGAAGTTAAGGCCCCTTAGCGAAGAGTCTATTTTTTCTAATTTTAGTAATACTAAATCTTTATTTCTCATATATACCTATATTTTTATATATTATATTTACTATTATATATTTATTAATCTAATTAATTATAAATTATATATATTATAATAATATTATTATTAAGATAATAAATTAAACTCGAACAAGCAACTATTTTACTATAAAGTTTAGTAAATAATCTTTAACAACGTAGTTTTCTCCTGCATCCCATAAGATTTCCACGTTAACATTGATAGTATCCCCTATCATCTCTGGAATTATTGGGCCTATTAAGCGTTTTCCGTAGAGTTTTGAAGAGTCCCCTCCATGTAGGTATATTCTCCCTGGTTGAACCACGTAAACATCCTCATATTCTAACTCTAACACCGTTTCACTACTAAAATACGCTTCAACAACCGGAGTATCGTTATACCACCAGTACGGATTAGTTGTATCTGCTTCTACTTCAGCATAAAACCTAGGGTAGTACTGTTGTGTAAAATCTAGATCTACATGATAATACCCGTTACTGTCTTTTGGATAAGGTACTTTGAATATAGCACTACACTCACCAGTATCACATACAGCAGGTTTATCAGGCTCAGTGCAGGAGAGGGCGAAGAGTGTTATAAAGCCTACGGCCGCCGCGCGAAACGCGCGAAGTTGCCACGAAAAATTCTTACTTTTCATCTTCACCAGTATAACGTTCCCCTAATCTTTCGATTACAGCTTTCGCTTCATCAACGGTCATTCTAAAGAACTCTCGTTTATTATTTACTCTAAAGGATTCACAGTATCTATGAACTTCTTGTTCTAATTCGATACCATTGTAACAGCCAAAGGCCCAAGCTACCTCGAAGTCTTGTGCGACTCCGGTAGAAGCATTAATTTGTTTAACTCTCTTAGATGGAGCATTCTTAGTATAACCTATCTTAACCATTCCAGGTATAGTAGGGTTGGTAAGTATATATACATATTGCTTAGACGTATCTGGAGTGTAT